GAATGATCTTCTCCTAGCTGGATCGTTCCTACCAATACTCATGCCTTTTTGCCCAAAGTTTATCTTCTTTACATTGCCTGTTTTCTTGTCTCTTACAAAAACCTTAAACTTCTTCACATCTCCACGACTGGGTTTATTAAGTTTTACTTCTCGTCCTCTGTATTTAGCCATATGTGAAGTTTATTACCTTTTCATTATTTTCATTGATTGTCATATCTTTTTTAGCCCACCTATCAGGGAATCTTCTCTCTAAAAGCCATGCTTTTGATTGCCAAGATTTGTCTTTCATTATGAAATCCAAACAATACATCTGACATTCCGACTGAGCCTTTTTTATATCCTGTAAAAACTGCACAAATTTTTTTCTTTCTTCTTCGTCTTTGATCTCATCTGTGTCCTTATTCAGCCAGTTGTAATAAGTTTTCTCTGATATTCCAGCATATTCACAGGCATCAACAATAGTTAGACCTTTTTCGATAGCAGAAATCAATCTATGTTGTATGTCATCTTGTAATTTTGTTTTTCTTCCCATTTTAACCTCTTGTTTGAGTAAACCCTGATAATACAGTTTAATTTAAGTTTTGAAGTTTCCACCTCACATAATCTGGATTGTTCTTTTCAATCTCGGTATAGTGTGTAGCCATACCATTTACAATATCTTCCTCTTTTTTGTCGTCCATTTGCCTCAGGTAAAATATCGCATGGAGAAGCTCGTGCTTGACTAAATCGACCGCAATTGTACCGCCTCTCTCAATAATTGTCTCATCAACATATATCTTCATCTCTCTTGAATGAAAGCTACCTTGCTGTTCAGCCAACTCATATGATATATGGTTATTAATTTGTATTATTTGAATACGATAATGAGATAAATTTACAAACTCTGGTAGTTCAACTTTTTTCTTCATTACACTTGCCGCAATATTTGCGAGTTATCTTTTTGTACCCAAATAAAGGTATCTTACAAACAATACAAATACCTTGCTTGAATAAATCACCAACTTTTATCATACTTCGTCTAGTCTCCTGTTTTCACAATAAAAAGTCCATGTTTTTAGCGATTGACCCTCATATGTGCCTTTTTCTTCAGCTAATTCCATAATCATTTCAAGTTTATTCCAAAAAACAAAATCTAAACACTCTCGTTTAGTGTCAAAAGATTTTAGCAAGTAGTCAGTATATATCGGTCTATCAATATCATGATACCACAACATGGCTGTTATGACCCAAATCATTTGCGTTTTCTTTTACGCAAATCTAAATCGTGTTTCCTACTTCCTCTTAAAAAACTATTGACTCGACCCATCGCCCAAGCCGCCATCGGTACTCTCCTTGATCCAGCACTTAAGAAAGCTCCTTGTCCTCTACGATAAACTTTAGCAAGTGTGCCATATGTGTATCTTTTTGATGCTTTGGCTTTTCTCCGCAATGTTGCTTTTGTAGCTTCTGATAAAGGTTTTCTTTTTACAGCCATTATGCTCTTGTCCTAGCTCTGAGTAATCCTCTTGGTATTCTTCTCCCTGATTTATAGAGACTTGCAACTCTTTTGATTAAATTAGCTCGTCTTGATCTTTTTGCTCCTCTGAGACCAGATAAATATTTTTTAGGTACTCCAGTTTTTTTATCTTTTGGTACTTTTCTGCGTTTTTTAGCCATTATTTGCCTACTTTTCTCTGTGCTGATATGTGAGCTTGTCTAAAAGTACGACCCTTTTTCATGTCTCTTGCCATTGCTCTCATGTGTTTTAGGCTATGGTGTCTAGCATGACTTCTCATTGTCTTTTGTTGTCTCGGTTTGAGATCCTTTATAATATTCTTGATAGACGCAACCTTAACCATTACTTTCTCTTATTCTTCTTTTTCTTTTTTTTCTTTTTACCCATGTGATATGGCATGAAAAACTCCCAAAAATTAAAAATTATTTGATGTACAATTACACGAATGGTAATTATATCAACTTTTACTCTTTACTGATTACAATGTCAATAAATTTGATCTAAAAATTTTTTAAAATCATCAATTGCATTTCTGAATTTATTACCAGCTACTTGCCTATTCATTTGAAATTTCATTGCTAGTTCTTTAATTGTAAAATCCATAACGCATACATAATACAATATTTCACAATAATAATCACCTAACCAATTGTTTGCTCTGCTTAATTTGTATATAGCCTCAACTCTATCAACAGCCATATCTGACCAACCAGTTGTATCTCCTATTTTATGAAAATTAGATGTATAACTACCAATACGAGATTTTTCCCATAACCTTCTATATTTTAATGCAGTATGATATTGAACATTGTTCAAAACTTTTTTTGACCGGAGAATATCTAATGAGCTTTCAGCTACATTGATCATAACTATTCGCCCTTGTCCTCTAGCCTTTTCCTTCTTTGTGCCAATAAACTTAGGTTTTATTTTTCTACGATCTTCTGCTTTTATTGCTTCCATAAAAGCAATGTACTTGATTTGTTTTATTCTGACTAATTATATTTTTTTACCAGACATATAATCAAAGGTAAGTTGTTGTTTTCCATCACTAAAAGTAATTTCTTTCCAACTATGTGCTACCATTACAAATCCTTTTGGAATATGATTAGGGAATCGTTTTCTAAAAAATTCTTCTGGTGTTACTTGTTTTGGCTTTTCTATTGTATCTTCATCAAGCCATCGTTCTTGACTTAAAAATGTAGAAAAATGCGGAATAAATTCAATACTGGTGGCTTTTTTTGCGAGGCGGTTGTAAGACTGTACAAGGTCATCAACAGATACCTTTTCTTTTATTTTAATCCATTTCTGATACGCAACCTTCTTACTACCTCTTTTAGCAGTAAGACGACTCCATAAATCATTAAATTCATCTATATTTATTATTTTATTATTTAATTGTTTATGTTTATTGCCATAAGGTTTGCTGACTGATTTGTCTATAGGGTCTTGATAGATGTCATAATTCTGGACTTTTATTATGTTTGGGAAGTCGGCTGATTTGCCATATGGTTTGACGAATAGTATGACATCGAATTTTCTTAATTTATCTAAATAGTGTCTTGTCCTTGATTGCGACCAACCCCAAGCACTTGCCATATAAGATACTGAATAACATAATTCACCCCTTTTTAGCCTTACTGTTTGAGTACCAATACTAAAATCTCTTTCCGCAAAACTAGCATATAATAATATCCATAAAAAAGCTCCAGTCTCACAATATGTTCTATCTCTTTTGTTAAGTGCTGGGTGGTTGAGTATCGCCCTCGATATTTTGATATATCCTTCCATATGTCTTAGCCCTCTCATCAAGTAAGTGAATGATAGTTTTTGTATTCACTTTTTTGCAATCAGACATTGTTACTAAATTTTTCGCTATTGTAAAAGGATTAATTGACCACTTTTGATAAAAAGAAATTTCACCCAAGTAATGCTGTTGCCTGTGTAAATCAGTATGTAAACTTATGCAATAAAAGTCAGATGGTTTTATACTAGTACCTCCATCGCTAAGTATTCGTATATGACAAGCCTCACCTTTTTCACCAGTTATTATACAAGGTTGTTTTCTTATAAACTTTAAATGCTTCGCTGATCTAATAATATTTTTCATAAAATTAGTGAGGCGGCTAAACGAAAGGGCATTTCATCTGGAGGAAACCGCCTCAAAACCCTTTATAAAATGCCAAAAACAAGGGTCAATATTTTTTGCTTTACAAATATTAACAACTCAAATAATTTTTCAGAAATAAAGAGAGGGCATTATGATAACGATAGAATCTACAAGTAATAAAGATTTGATTTTTTCATGTGAGAAAACACCAGCTAATGAGGTGATTGTGATTGTTGTTGTTGCTGTTTTAAATTATTTAGATAAGAGAAGAACATACATAATAGGAGGTTTACATTGACAAAACATACACCAAGAGAAAATGGCTGGAAATATTTTGCAATTAATCTTACTGATGAAGAATTAAAGGACATAAACTATAAACTTGATTGTATCAGATTGATGTATTCAAAAATAGATCACCCTTTGGTTGTAAGATTAAGAAAAAATACTAACAAGAGAAAACTACACAACAAAGAAATAATTAAATATTTGATTGAAAATGAATATAAAATTTTCTTAAATATTAGTAAGGAGGTACTAAATGAAGAAAATAATGTTGAGTTTGATGCTGATGGCATTATTAACAAGTTGCTCGGTAAAACCCATCATTGATAGCAGAGGCGGATCAGGTAATATTCCGCACAATGCTGAAAGACAACATGACGATATGTACACTTGTAAAGCAATAGCAGAGGATAATACCAATCCAGTATGGGAAGTTAGTAAAAAAGTTTATAATGTAACTAGGATTAGATTTCTAAACTTGACTCCAAAAGCACCTGATAATTATAAAATAATTATGGAAAAGTGTTTAGAGGGTCGAGGACATCAAGTGTTGATATGGGAGTGATTTCAACTATACTAGATTTTATTATTGCTTTGTGCTTGATACTTATGCTCTTTACTCAAATAAAATATGTTAAATCTGATTGGTGTTCATGGGAGATTGAAAAAGGTATTTTTTTATTAGAAGATATAGCGGAGGAATTAGATGTCAGGTAATCCAATATTTGTATGCAAAGAATGTGGTGCGAGATGTGATCACGATGAAGTAACAAATGAAGATTTATGTTTTGAATGTGAAAAGATAGATATAGAAAGTGAGGGTTTTGATGCCGACTGGATATGTTGAATTTTTTAGTATTTTACTGACAAGAAGAGAGTATAGTTCTATTGAAAAAAGGTATAGGCAAGGAGTAGCTTCTCTTGACCACTTTGAATATGCCGCAGTTGATAGAGTTATTGCTAAATTAATTAAAAAAGGCTGGTATGAAGATTGTAATTATGACCAAGCCCGAGGAATGTTTAATAATGATTTAGGCGAATGGTTTGAAAGTATTGACAAAGGTTATAGAATTGAAAAAAAATAACACATACTTATCAAGTTATGGTAAAACTATTTTATTAATAATAATAATTGGAGGATTATTAGGTGTCAGTATTACAATCAGTTGGTTATAGACATTCACCAAGTTCAATAAATGGTTTTGTCGATGCACCTCAAAAAGAATTAGCTTATAGATTATTTGGGATCAAATCACCCAAAAACGATAACATGGTTAGGGGAAACTGTGTTGAAGCGGCTGTGCGGTACATACTTCATAGATCACCAACAGAAAGTAATCTTAGAAGATATGTTGATAGTAAATGGGACAAGCTGAAAGGAGTCGATCCTAAATATTATCAATGGTGTGCCGATGCCGCCTCGCTTATGGCACAAGAATTAGAACAAAGGCAACTTAGAAGAATAAAAAATTTTCAAGAGCCTTTTCATGGAACTTATGGGTCATTCAATTGTTATGGTTTAGCGGATTTTACTTTCAATGATGTAACTGTAGATATAAAAGCTCCAAGTCGAATGCCTAACCACAATATTCCAAACACCAATTGGATAAGACAACAAGCATTCTATTGGGGTTTATCTGGCAAAAAAAGAAGATTTGCTCTTTTATATGGAACAAATAAAAAATGTGAGTATTATGAAATATCACAAAAAGAATTAGCGGAGGGCTGGGAAATAATGAAATCAAATATGTCTTGGATTGAGAGGATTGATAATATCTGTCAAACAAAGCAAGACTGGATTGATATGTTTCCTTTTCCTGATACTAATAGTTTTTATTATAGTGATGAAAACTTTAAACAAAAAATAATAACTCTTTTGAAAGGAGAGCAAAATGCAAATGATTAAGTGCGAGATCACTAAAGTCTTTAGTGCAAATGACAAGGGAATAGGTTTTGCAATGAAACCTGATGCCATAACTGATGAAGTTAAACAGTTAAAAACATGGAATGAAAAATTTAAAACTTTAACTGCTACTTGGTGGTTTAACAAAAAACCTCAACCAAGATGG